CCATATCCTTACCCATACTGTAGCTACCGTTTCTTTCATTAAAAAAAATTAATTATTTTATTGTTGACAGACCCAAATATTATGATAGACTGTTCGCAACTTAGTATTCATCTAACCTTTACCAGAGGACGGACAATGACTAACGATGAAGAAAGTGAAGAAGAAATTGAAGAAGAAATTCTAGATGTGCCTGATAAAGAATCGATAGCACTAATCAAGAAGGCTAGGTTTATCATGGAAGTAGAACGTACCTTGCATCAACATTCAACCATTTAAGGAGAAAACCATGAAAAGACATTATAAGGCAAGAGAAATTGATATGAGTAAAATTGTTGTTGATCCATTCAATCCTCCAGAACGTCTAAAGAGAATCGAATTGAGGGCATTAGCTAACGATATAAAGGAAAATGGATTATTGGATGAACTTAAGGTGAGGAAGCCTTTTAAGGGAGAAAAAAAGGGATATTATTATCTATTTGAAGGTCATAGACGGCTACAAGCTCTAAAAATGTTGAAAGAGACTAAGGCGGATTGTTTTGTGTATACTCTTGAAAACAAAGAGGAAGCGGAGCGTATATATAATTCGATCAATAGTACATCTATGAAAATGGATTCAGCACAGTATGCTTGGAGATGGGTGAACGGTTGTACTATCCCCCAAAAACACCTGAACGATATAATAAAATTGGCTGACTGGTTTGGTAATGGTAAACAACAAACTATAAAAGACAAAAAATTTAAAAAACAAATTAAAGACCGTTGTACAGGGATTAGCCCAAGAGCGCACGTTTTAGTAGTAGAAAGCCTTTTAAAGTACTTAAACACCCATCCAGGTAATGACGATCCTAGTAAAAAGAAGATTTTAAATGCGTCATTTAAAGATCATGTTATAAGGTCGTGGAAAAACTCTTTAATGGGTAAGAAAGCCGAAAAACCTATCAGTAGAAAACGGGTGATAGAGCGTATAAATAGTATCAAATGAGGAGAAACAAGGATATTAATAGTTTACCGGAGCCTATCTGAAAAGGTAGGTTCTAGCAAGCTATTAAGCTTGATAACCTTTAACCTGAGGTTCTAATGAGTAAACTAGTAGACACAAAAGAATTTATAAGGAGAGCTAAAGAAATACGTGGGAATAAATATGATTATAGTCATGTGGATTATGTAAAGTATAAGGCTCATGTAAAAATTAAGTGTAAGGTACACGGGTTTTTTAATCAAACACCAAATAATCATCTTAGAAGGAATCTTATGGGGGGTTGTGACGAATGTGCAAACGAATCAAGAAAGGAAATGTATATAAGAAGAACAAAGGGTAGTGAACAATTTATTAAAGATGCTAGACAAGTACATGGAAAAACTTATGGTTACGATGAGGTAGATTATAAAAATAGTCATACTAATGTCAAAATTGAGTGTAAAACACATGGTATTTTTGACCAAACACCCTCAAATCACATTAGAGGTAAAGGTTGTCCAAAATGTGGGAGAGAATCAATGGTTAAACTCCAAAGAAAAACCGCACAACAATTTATTAAAGATGCAAAAAAAGTATGGGGAAAAAAGTATGGGTACGATAAGGTAGAGTATTTAGGTAACAAAATTCCATTAAAAATTAAGTGTAAAATAAAGGATCATGGTTTTTTTGATCAAAGACCTGGTAATCATCTTAACGGTAGAGAAGGCTGTAAAAAATGTGTAGATTTATTGAACTCTAAAGGGGTACAGGCAATAGAATTATTTTTAAAACAAAACAAAATAAAATATGAGAGAGAACGAAGATTTCCTGATTTGAGAAACAAACTGCCTTTACCTCTAGATTTTTGGCTACCTAAACTAAAAAAAGCTATCGAATTTGATGGGGAACAACACAGTAAAATTAGTAAGTTTTCAGCAACAAAGGACAAACTAGGCTTAATCCAAAAACGGGACCGTATTAAAGATGAATGGGCAAAAAAGCACGAGTATATCCTGATTAGAATTAGCTATATTCAACTAAATAATATAAATGAAATATTATTAAAGAAGGTGGTATAACGTGAAAACGATAATTGCAGTAATACTAATAATATTTATTTGTAACTGCGGAGTAGGATGGGAAAGTGGCGGAGAGAGAGACTTATTTTCCCCTGGCTTCACCTGTCAAGATGGCCTCCGCCCTAACGATAAATGTGAAGGAGATTAATGGTATGTTATTAGGACACAGGAACGGAAAACTTATAAGAAATAACCTAAGTCAATCTGATATTGATTCCTTGATAGAGAATAAAAAAAAGATAATTGAGGAAAACCAAAAGTGGTACTATAGCACCCAATTTAATGAACCATATGAAATAGAAAACGGATGTTCTAAAAAGAAAATCAAATGGGATCTCTACGATTTTATCGTTGATAGCAGGATAGGTTCAAAGTTTAGTTGGTTGCGTAATGAATGGGATAATGAGCTATAGCCTATATAGTAACTTAGTGTTACATAATGAGATAAGACGTTTTATATCAATCGTCTTTTGGCTGTGCTATACACTCTTTTGAAACACTAGGGTTATTTAATTTACAGAAGGGATTTTAAAGGCTTGTTAAAATATATTGTTAAACGCTTGGTTTTTACACCAGACCAATGTATCTCTAGGATTGAATACCTATTTATATATATAGCACATCAATCCCTGTTTATGCAAATTAATTTTTATTAATGTTTGATAAGTTCTTTAGTAGCAATGAGTTAGTTATTAAAATAATGCTTGACAAAAAAAGGAGGAAAATGATTAAACTAACTTGGTATGAAGTGAAGATGGGATCTGAAATAGGAGTCCTTCGGTGTATTGAATCCATGCGTAAAAAGATGAGAGATGCGTATGGGTATAATTGGCATACTTGGGAGGATAATATACAGGGTGCTTGTGGTGAACTAGCTTTTGCAAAGTTTAAAGGTATATACTGGGACGGCTCTGTCAATAAAATGGGACAGTGGTATCCAGATTTTATAATTAATGGAAATCCCGTAGAAATAAAAACAACTAATAAAAATAATGGGCTGATTGTTAGACCTGATACTCCGGTAAAATATTGTTTTGTTTTAGTTAAAGGGAAAATACCAAACTTTAATATAGTTGGGTGGATTTCAGGAAAGGATGCGAGGAATGTTGGTAAGTTCACCGATAATGGAAATGGTAGACCACCAGCATACTTTGTTCCTGAACATAAATTAAATAAATTTAAATAAAAGGAGAAAATTATGAAAAAATTAATCATCGTCTTAGGATTGTTAGCAAGCACCGGATGTGCAGGGCTGTATTCTGATTCAGTTATTCACCGGCAACCTGGCTTTCAAAGTCAATCCTGGTCTTACTTTGAGTATCCTGGTAATGGTCAGGAATTGGCAGAATTTGTTGCAAATACCGATATATACCAGAATTGCATCAATGAAAAGAAACACGCCTTGGCTATCTACCAAGAGGGTATTATGGGTGATCTAACAGTCATGTGTGAGAACATTAAATGAAAAAATTATTGGACGTTATAATCGGTTTGGGACTGGTATTTTTAATCATATACACGATGAAGTTTATGATAACACTGCCAGCGTTGTTCACTTTACCTTAAATTAAAATAGGAGAACACCATGCAAAAGATGAATAAGAAAAAAATACTTGCGATAGTGAGGGATACCAAAGACCTCAAACAAGAGGCTAATGATTGGATTGATGCACTCGTTGACCTGAGTCAATGCGCTATTTTCAAGAGGTTCAAAAAACCTGAATGGAATTCTGCTAACACAGCCAGAAGATGGGATCTGAAAAATGATCCATATATGTCTGAGGAACTCAGGGTATTAAAATATCACCTGACCGATTTGGAACATTTTCAAACTGTTGGGCAAGAAATTGAGGAATTGATGGATTGCATTAACAAGCTTAGAAACGGGTATCCATTACCGTCCCTGGTTTTGCAAAACGAGAATGAATGGAGGGAACCTAGAGCAGAAACTATTTATGAATTTACAAAGAAAAAGCTTGACAAGTAAATTGGAATGATCCATAATGAAAAATACGTTGGAACTTACCTTGCCAGAGGTAAATTACCTGATAAAAAAATATATGCTACGCTGTATCTTCCTGATACAGTCCTCTGGTAGTTCCGTCCCTGGCTTAGGCCAGGGGCGGGGCGTTCCTCCTTGCTGTTTTTCAAAACCGAAAATTTTAAAGGAGCAAACCATGAAAAAACACTATGTAGCAAAAACTATTGATGTCGGTAAAATTGTTGTTGATCCATTTAATCCTCCTAGACGTATCGCAAACAAGAGCAAATTGTACGAATTGTCTGCCGATATTAAGAGAAACGGATTATTGGATGAAATTAAAGTAAGGATGCCGTTTAAGGGCGAAAGAAAGGGATATTATTATGTCTTTGACGGTCATAGACGGCTAAAAGCTATGAAAATGTTAAAAGCTACTAAAATAGATTGTTTTGTTTACACCCTTGAAGATAAAGAGGAAGCGGAGCGTGTATATAATTCAATTAATAGTACATCTATGAAAATGTCATCGGCCCAATACGCTTATAGATGGTTAATGGGTTGTACTATACCTAAAAAACATATGAACGATATTGAATTATTAGCAGGGTGGTTTGGTGGCAAAAAAGAAACATTTAGACAACAAGTTAGGAATTATTGTATTGGTAATACTAGCCCTAGACAACACGTTTTAACAACACAAGCCTATTTGGATTATTTTTTTAGGAAAAATAAAAAGGCTAAATTAATTCCTAGAACTTATGATGTACCAACACCAAAAGATATTTTGAAAACTTCATTTAAAGACTCTACTTTTAGAACTTGGAAAAGTTCCTTATGGGGAAGGTCTGCCGAAAGACCTATTAATCCAGACCAAATTATAGAACGTATAAATGATGCTAAGTGATCGAGTCGAAAAATAATTGTTCTACCGGTGCGAAAGCGAGTGAATTCGGTTAGTCTAAGTGGCCTACCTGGACTATAAACTGGCTCTACTACTTATTCACTCGGCATAAAGCCCTTATGTCCTCCCAAGATAAACGGGCTTGTCACCTTTTCGGCAGTAGAGTCAAGGCCACTATTATTAATATTTCACCAGAGGTGAAACCATGAAATTTCAGTTTAAAAATGTACCAACGAACTACAAAGGAAATGAAAGAGAAC